ATATTGCCATACCTTTTAAATAATGAGTATCATTAACATTAATTCTAGCTTGACAATATGCCGAACCACCCATATCTAAATCTTTAACACCTGGTCGTATTTCAATAACTCCCTCTTTTAAACCGCCACCTTCATCATTATATCTTACATATACTCTGGAAGCATCTAATCTTGCCGGCTTTTCAGGAACAAAGAAATGTCCACCTTCATCAGGGCTAAATTCTGTAACAGTGTCAATATTGAACTTATTATTCTTAGCTCTCTGAATAGTGTCACTTATTGATTCACCAGGCAATGGTTTTACTAAAACTTCTGTGTTAAAGAATTTATCACCAGTTTTATCACCAACTCTTGGAATCTTAACCCAAGTCTTAATATAACCTTCATCCTGAAGCATTGCTATTGCAACTTCTTTAGTATTTTGTGGAACTCCTAAAATATGCTCAACAGATTTAGAAACATCTAGAATTCCACTTTCAGATTCATCAACTTTCTTCTTAAGAAATTCAGCAGTAGCATAATATCTACTCTTTTGTTCTGAAATGTCATTCTTAAGCCAGTCATTAATTGTTGATATTGGTTTATTCATTCGTCTTGCGACTTCTGTAATATTTTGATTGTACTTATCATACAAACTTTTAGCTCTAGATATCTGATAGTCTTTCTCTTTTTTCTTCTCAATAGTTATCATAGCTTTAAGGTCTACACCAGTTTGCTTTGGACCAATTAGTGCTCTAGCAATCTCGGTATCCGTAAAACCTTGCTTTCTCATTTTTTCAACTTCTTCTAAGAAGCCAATTCTTCGACCACCTTGCTCAGGATTCATTCCAACACCCCAAGCATATCTTCCAGAACCTCTTCCAGGAGGGTTTTCATCATGTGCTACTCCACTGTGTGAAATATAATCAGACATTGTTTAAATCCTCCTTTAAATTTTCTAGAACTTCATCAAACTCTATAATCTTATCACAAATTTCTGATATTTCAGATGCATCTGGTTCTTCGCTTGAAACTTCATCATTCTGATAAATTTGTAGAGTCATGTTTTTTAAAGTGTTTGGGTCAACATCATAATCCAAACAAAATAGGGCTGCATAAATTTTTAATTGATTCATTGAAGCTTTAATTGTTCCGGTTTTTAAATCGTGAATTCTTAAAGTTCGTTTCTTGTCATCAAATATAATCGCATCGGCAGTCCCAAAACAATTGTCCGAATAGTATAGTAATACTTCTGGACTCATTTTGTATTTGATAGCATCATTAACATACATGTTAAATGTTTTTGGTTCGTTTGGTAATTCTTGTCTATTTTTTATTAATAATTTTGCTAACTCATGCATTTCAGTTCCATGAGCTTTTGAATACATAACATTCAAATAAGTTTTTATTAGTTTTTCATGGTCATAGTTTAACCAATGATAACTACTAGGACTTAAAAATGAATGGTCATACTTGACATAGTGCTTCTTCCATGGCATCGAGAACTTCCTCCTTATTCTCGGGATAGATAAATGCTGCAAAAGACATATCATTAAGTTTATTAACCCAATAATCTTGATTTGGTTGGTGTGATGCTGTCGCATCTCGCTTAACTTCTAACAATGCCCATCTATCATTGTAAAATATAATCAGGTCTGGAAAACCTGTAATTCCATCCGGTTTGAATTTTGTAACTATACATCCTGGTAAACGCTTTTTAATCGTTTGTATAAGTTGTTTTTGAAAAGTTGATTCTAACATTTTCAAATCCTCCTAAAAGGAATAGGGGAATCAAATATCGACTATTTCTCATCCCCCTCCATAATACCCTAATTTTTTTTCGGAAACCCACTTGCATTAAGAAATTTACGTTCATTGAAGTTTTTCTTGTTTCTAAGAGCTTGTTGTATTGCAATATCGATAGGCGCTTTAGATACAAGAGTGTAATAATACAAATCGTCATAAGGAGTATTGCTTCTGTCTATTCTTCCTCTAGCTTGTTCTGTTTGTCTATAGCTGTATGATTGACTGTAGAATATTATTGTATCAGTTGTTATGCAATTCCAACCTTCACAACCTGCAGTATACTGAATCAAATATACCCATTTTTCTCCAATAGGTGTTGGTTCATGTTTTTCACCATTCCATTCTGCAAATGTTATTTTGTTGTCAGTACAATACTTTCTTAAAATTTCCAACTCATAACTAAAGTTATAGAATATAATCACTCTTGGATGCTCTTTTTGAATATTTGCAACTTGCTCGATTCTAGATGGGTCAGAATTACATACTCGTCTACACAAGTATAATGTCTTTGAAATTTCATTTATAGGACAGTCTTCATAAATGTCCCATCGGTCTCTATAGACTCGTCTAAAGAGGTCTCTGTTGTAAGTACAGGTAATTGTCATTAAATGTCTAGTGGTTTTATTAGCACCTTCCATTTTTACCAAAATACTACTCTCCAATTTTTTAAGATGTCTCTCATCCAACCATCTATCAATTTTTGGGTACTTTGAATATCTGTTATAAATAACATGTCTTTCCGTAAATTCTCTCTTGTTTCTGTAAAACCTATTAGCTATAAAAACTGGAATATAATCAGTCCACTTATCAGCAGGAGTTGCTGTTAATAGAATCCACTCATTGCTTCTTGAAATTTTTATGAAACTCTTACTCCAAGTTCCATATCCAACAACCCGTTGTTCGTCAAATATGAAGAATGCATCTTTAACATTAATATACTTTTTGATGTTATTCCAAGAGTCCACAACAAGCCTTACGCCACTAATGGATTTCTCATTTTTAAGAATGTTGAAAAGAGCACATTCACTTTCCCACTCTAAACTATCTCTCTTTTTGGCGGTTGTTATTATGTATAAATCTTTTGGTGTTTTTAGGGGTCGAGTTTTCCCAACCCCATTAATCCTTAAACCACCTTTACAAACATTTAGAATATAATACGCTAGCGCGGTCCTAGATTTACCAAGACCAACGCCAGCACATAAAATCGCTCCATTCTTTAAATTATTAACAGCTTCTATCTGATAACCATATAGTTGTATATTACTCAAAAGCTGGGTCCTCATCTAAATCTGGAATATCCGCATATTTGAGTTCTAAGTCATCTTCTATAACTTTCACAACAAGAGATTTTAGATATGCAGAAACACCTGCTGGTTTTCCATTTCTTGCTGGATAGTTGTATGGGGATATAATCACATCGGCATACTCAATGTTTGTCCAGTCAAGCTGACCAATAGTCTCTTCTGTTAATCTCTTCTTTCCTCTAGACGTAATCATCATTGCTGTTGGAACAAGATTTCTCTCGTGGTCATAATTTACCTTAACCTTTAACCAAGGTGTTGCATATCCTTCTGGGTCATCTTCTCTTGGTCTTAAATGTCTAACATACCAACCATCTTCTTCCAATAAAGCTGCAATCTTGTCATCTAAAATAACACCGAAATTTCTATTTCCTGCACTATTGTAATCGTCAGCCTTTCCCTGGAAATTCTTAAATACTAATTTTGCTCCTTCGATTTTGATTTTGTTTGTTACCATAATTGTAATCTCCTTTTCTAAATATTATTGTATTTCGCAAAACTGAATATAATCAACATATTCATTTATTGCCTCTGCTGCTTCATTTGTTAAATTATCATAGTATGTGAAGTCGACATTTTCTTTCCACCAATCATCACCATACTTTAATGCATCATCTGCTTCAAGCCATCTGAAACTTTCTTTGGTCTTTTTATTCTTAGTACCATTCACGGCGTCGTACTTTCCGGTTCTATCATTCTTTCGAACTAGTAATCCGCCACCTCTACCAGATAATACTGGACAGAATAAACCAACCTTACCAACAAAAATATAATCATGTTCATCTTCTGCTAAATTCTCATTGTAGTCTATGTAAATTGCTGTAGTCACAGATTTAGTTTCACAAATATCATAAAACTCTATTTGCTCTTTACTAAACAACTTTTTGAAAACATATGGAACCTGGAATTGAGCACCAGTTGCAGTCCATTCACCACCATGCTTCTTACAATCTTTTGGAATATAATCATACATCTCTTGACATTTCTCAGCGGTGGCATATTTGGCAACATATACGGCTTCATTAACCAAACACATCTTCTCATAAGTTGCTTCATGCTCAAATTCATAGCCTTTACTAATGCCATATTCTTTAACAAAAGATATAATCTCTGGTGTAGCATTTGGAATCTTAATTGAATCCGTCTTTGTATGAATAACTTTAAATCCTCTAGATTCGACTTCCTCTTCCAAATCAATCATAAACAATGCGCCTCTCTTAGCAACTATATTGTCTATATTTCTTTCATCCTTAAGTAAGTTACTAAATTTGGCACTAGTTAATCCGTATGCCGAATTAATTGCTGTCTTTAATCCATTAGCTAAAGCATCGGCATTCTTTTCAATACCACCTTCCTTTTCAAACAAATCCACAATTTCTGGATTGATTCTCATAAGAATTTCCTCAGCCTTCTTGAAGTTGCCGTTCTTTATTGCAACTCTAGCATTTCTAATATCCTCAAATCTGGCAGTGTATTCCTTACCAAACAATTTCAAATATATAATCGTGCTAGGATGCATAGAGGCAACATCCAATAACGCAACCCATTCATAGTATCCTGGTACCGCTCTTACACGGCCACCTTCTCCTGGGTCTTGTCCTTTGTAGATACTCTTTCCGGAAACAATCTTTGTTCCTGGAATATAATCATCTCTATCAATTCCAAATTTGTCAAATCTATAACCTGGAAATTCTTTGCTTAAGTCAGTGTATATAAATTTACTCTGTGGGTGTTTATCATTGCCCACAATGATTCTGCAAGTGTGAGTATTGGTTGTACAGTTTACACTTAAACCACTCAACTTACTCAATATTAATCTAGCTTCCCAATCACCAAGGTTCTCATCCCATACGGCTTCGGTAGCATCAACGTCATCACAACAATATTCAGCTACTGTATCCCATAATTTTTCAGGAACTGGTTGGTCCCAAGGAAGTCCTAATTCATTATGCTTTATTCTTAACTTGATTTCCCATTTCTTCAAAGACATTTTATTCTTAGAACTTAGGAAATCATAAACGTCTGTATAACTCAAACTTTTAGCTTGCTTAAAACCTTTGAAATCTTGGTCTTTGTCTATAATCTTCTGAGATAGCTTAAACAAGTCCATGTTTGTATAACCCATCATTCGAGCCCATAATATGTGATTATCATAATCGCGATTGTTAAAGCCAACCAATCTATTCTTACAAAGCTCTTTAATATCATCTGGAGTTGGGTTAATCATTTTATGTCTAGCAGACTTACCTTTTATTTTCCAACAGCAAATAAACAAGTTTGGAAATACCTCAACATCAAATATAATCAATGGCATTTCATCCGACAATACATTGACTGGTGCATTTGCTAAATCTTCCAACTCAACTTCCTCTGCAGTCTGTTTACTCTTAAAAGGCATCTTCATAACTTCTTTTAAACAGTAGTCTTTCTGGTTAGTACTTGTTAATGCGAAGTCTCTTATAGTACCTCTTAAATCCTCAACGTCATAAACCATTCCACTATCATAAGCTTGATTGAGTATCATTGAAATATAATCAATGCTTGGTTTTGTGTTTGGGAACACTTCTTTGTTCAAACCTTTCTTAATCAAAGCCACTAAGTGTGCTTGGTCTTTAATTTCTTTCTCACTTACCATCTTCTGCTCCTTTAACGGCAGACCAGATGAGATTGTTGCAATATCCAAATTGTTACATAATGTCAATTTTCTTCTTAGTGCAGAATTACCATTAAAGACTTTAATTTCAATATTAGGTCCATAAGAAGTACTTAGTTGTCCAGGGTCACCGGTATAAATATAATACAAGTGTATAGCTTTTCCACTTTTACTTACTTCTGCATAAGTTGGTGGGAACTTGTCTGCTTCTTTCAGATTCAATTCTAAGTCTTTTTCTCCAAGTTCATTCTTCAAGTCTAAATCAACACAAATAATATAAGCAGGACCATTTACATAATGCTGTCTTCTAGAATCCAAATCTTTTAACAATGTATTGACTTCAGACCAAGGTTTTTTAGGTAACCCATCTTTTGTCGCATATTGTGCTGGGAAGTCTTTCATTAAATCGTCCAACTTTGAATGTTGCTCTTTTAATATAATCCAAGATTGACTTCCATCATCCTTTTTCAGAATGCTAATATTAAACTTTTCAGGTCTAAATCCTTTATAAATGTTTCTTGCAGTTTTTGTTCTCTCTTTAAACTCTGTAAAATATGTCTTTAATTCTTCTTTGAAATTTAATTTGTTTAATGGATATTGTATATTTGCATCTAAGCAATAATTTTTGTATCTCATCCATGCTGCATTTAATGAAATTTCTTCTTCTGTTGTGAACCACTCAAACTCTTCCTCAATAAACGAATAAACATTGTTCGTTGTATTCATCATACTAATTGGAATATAATCATTGTAGTAGTTCTTTCCTAAGCTCTCATATACCTTTAGGCAATGATAAGCTATTCCACCAAGTTCATATTTAACATCATCAATTAACTTGTAATACTCTGATGCTTTAATTTTTTCTCCAGTTGGGTGCACATCAATTAAACGTCTAATAATACCTGATTTAGAATCTGTAATCCTTACAGGTTTATTTGTACCCATTATCAAAAACGAGTTAAACCTGCTCGAATATGTTGGCTTAAATTTCTCATTAACGGTTAATGCTTCGTGAGATATAATCGAGTTTAACTTTGTATTATCTTCGATTCTACTTAAGTCACCATCATGCTGTATAGCTACCAATGGATTCATCCTAAACGGTTCCAATGAAAATGAGCTATTACTATTACCCAACGCCTTACTATCAAAAATGCTATAATAACCTGTGAACAACTCTTGAATAATATCAATCATTGTTGACTTACCAGTTCCAGGTGCTCCGTATAATACTAAAAACTTCTGTATCTTTTTTGAGTCTCCTGAAATTATAGCCCCAATTGCCCATTCTATTTTTCTAAGTTCTTCTTCAGAATATAACACACTTGTCAATTTATCATAAGCAGGAGTATCCATTTGAACCATCTCATATGGTAAAACGTGAGACACATAACTAGCTTTTGTTATTTTAGAATTTTGGAACGTTATTGATGTATCTAATTCATGATAATGGTCTGGTAACGACTTGTAGTAATTCTGAAACTCTGTCCATTTCTTTGAGCTAAAATTTCTAAGATACTTCACTGTCACTTTTTCGTCAGTTTTCTCTTTTATCTTTTTTGCTTCAGTTGCTAAAATATAATCAACTAGCTCTTGTACATCTTTTTCATCCTTTGACCACATTCCTTTATGTTCATCCCACACAGCATAGAAGCT